TTATCTAATCGGCCACTCAAGTCATTAATGTCTTTTGAGTAATCAGGCATGTTCATCTGTGGACCAGGAACATCTTGTTCTCTGCCTGCTGGTGCAATGTTCACCTTATTGGTATTTGGATTATAAGAGATTGACTCATTGCTGCCATAGGAGAACATGTTTTCACCAGTTCTTGGATTTATAGCGAGAGTATCGTCGCCTTTAGCGAGATTGAATGGCATAACACCATCAGGCGCAAAGAATGAACCACCGTCGGCGGCACCAGGAACTTTCTTATGTTGCGCTGGTTCTACTTTAGGAGAGTTTTCCTGTTTTGGTTGTTCTGTAGGTGTAGCAGACTTTTCTGGTGTATGTTGATTTTGGTCTGCTGGCTTAGGCTGTTCATGAACAATTTGTTTCTGTTCAACAGGCTTTACCTCAGGCTTCTTTTCTGGCTTCTTTTCTTCTTTAATCTGATTCATAAACTTTGTTGAATCAAATTTATGTTCCTTCATATCAGCCAATACTTTTTGAATGACCGGAGAGTTAGGATCACTAACTGTTAGAACACCATCTTTGTATGTAACACCAGGAGTTTCTCTAAATCCTTTTCTTAGTTCATCCAGAATATAGTCGTCAGAAACGAGAAAAGCGCCCGTTTCTTTCGCACGAACCTCAGCAACGAATGCCTTTTCATCAAATCTATATCTTGCCGCTGCTGGTTGTGCCTTGGCTTGTTCTTTTACTACCTCTTCTCTATTAGGAGCAGGTGCCTCTGTGACTACTTTTTCAATGACTTCCTTAGGCGCACTAATCTGTTGCTGAATCTGATCTGGTTTAGTTTCTGCCAGATTTTTTTCAGGAATAGCACCAGTCTCTGCGCCTTTGATTGTTGCCGCTAGTTGCGCTCTTGTTTCATCATCGGCGATGTTGTATGCATACTTGACGGCAGCCATGGATCTCTTGGTATTATCATTAATAATACCCCAATAGTTGCCTTGAATTTCAGGATGACGACCACCATAGTTATAGTTATTGACATTGACTACAGTTACTTTAGGCTGATGACCGACAGACTGGTCCAGAATCTTAAAGTTGCCGTTGGCATCTGGTGATGTTAAAGCGACGCCTGTATGATAGCCTTGCAAATGACGACCACCTGATCCATCGTTATACTTTGATGTAGCTACAACAACACCAGGTTGAATAGCGGCATCGTTTCTTTTAACTTTCCAACCAGATGCGGCATGAAGTTCAGGATTGAATGCTTTAGAGAGTGTAGCACATTCCCTAAAGTTCTTGGGATCATAATCGCCTTCATTGATAGGCTGAATCCATCCACCTTTCATAGAAACACCAGCGACTTGAACAGTGCCACCTGCACTTGCTGATGGAATAGCACCAGCGTCAGCCAGAATGTTTGCTAGTTGCTGACGACGAGCGGCATTCTTCTCGCTGCGAAGATCCTCCATCATCTTACTGATTTGTGTATCAGAGTATTCGCCGTTAGGACCTTCTGGTTTTACTGCACCGGCCGAATATGGCGCACCAGATGCTGCACCTGCTTGAGCTTCACCTATATATTGCTTATATCCGCCGTCGGTATATGCACCCCAGTGTTTGATACTTGTTGGAGTCTTATAATAAAGATAGTGAGCAACCTTAGCATTTTTAACAGGATCAAAAAGATCATCCATGCTATGAATACCAGCGTAGTTTAGTTCTGGACTGCCAAACGGATGTGCATTAAGATTTATTTGAAAAATGCCGTAAGAACGTTCACGATTAGGATTTTTATCATTTGCTGCCCTCACATTATGATTGGACTCTTGTATGCCAACCGCAGTCATTAGTGCAACATCTTTTTCCTGAAAGCCAGCTTGTCTCAATACGGCCGCATAGTTAGATGCAGTAAATCTGCCGCCTGACCATCCGGCGCCCGTCTTTAATCTCTGTTTAGCTTCATCCACACTCACATCTGGCTGCACATAACGATAATAACTCTTACCGTCCTGTGTATATCTTTCGACACCAACAGAGGCTAGTTTATCTTTTGTTAGTCCAGCGAAGACTCTACCAAAATCAGAGTCAACATCAATAGCACCTTTCTGCACCGCTTCAAATGCTTTTGATTGCTGTTCGGATAGCTGTGGTATTCTAGGAGCAGCTTTACCTCTTCTTGAAACTTCCTGACTATAATTTCGTCTAAACTCTTCCATAGACTTCGAAGAACCACCTAAGGTTACTATTTCTTGCTCTAAACTTTTTAGAAAACCTTCTTGCTGTTGCTGGGACTTCTTAGTTAACGCCAGTCTAAATCCGCCAACGTCAGGCAATGCTTTTTGATAATACTTTGGAAATAGCATAGCAAATTCAGTAGGCGTAAGACTGTTAAGCAAAGTCGGTCCAAGATTTTGATCCTGAACAACATTCATTCTCTTTTTGAGACTTAGCTTTTTTAGAGCCTTAAACGGTGCTTTAGTGTTTGCCATTAAAGTTTTCTTCTGTTCTGATAGTTTTGCATCGCCTTCATTTCGTTCATCTTATCTTTTTTCTTTTGTTCTTCTTCCTTGAGATAGTTGGCCAATAGTTCCATATACATAACTCTTTCCCAAGGTATCATGCTTTCTATTTCTGTCAGACTCCACTTGTGGTGTTGAACGAGACCGAAGTTATTCAATAGATAGGCCGATAGTCTTTCAAAGCCCATGATTAGGTAAAAAAATCGTAGAAATCTGTATACCTCACCTTATGATGAAATCCACATTTGCCACAATCTTCTTCGAATGTAACGGCAAACGTTGGAGAGTTATCTACGAATCTTTCCAGTTTCTTATAGTTTGCTTCCGTCAGTCCTTCGACAAACTCTTTTAGTTCTTCCTTAGAGTAGTCTCTGGCAGGATAAACACCATCCTTATCAAAAATCTGTTCAATTGAACTGACAATGACGCTGGTCTTTTCGTCCACATCACCTTTTGCTTCGATACGTTTTAGTGCGGCATAGTTTGGATATTTCATCTTGACACCGCTACCGTTGCCTAAATCAATCGTATCTGATATGCCTTCAGGCCTTACAATCTCCACCTTTGAGATGTCCATGTTAGACTTAAATGAATGACCGCATAACTCATTATCTACAACATTGTTACAAGTCAGCGTAACCTCGACATGGTCGCCAAGAGACTTCGACCTTAGAAAGATAAAGATATAATCAACATCAAAGTATGGCAACTTGTCTATGTTAACTTCACCGACGACTATACAGTTATTGATGACTTGCTTAACAGTGTTAATAATCTCGTCCACATTTTCAGATTCCATGGCAATCAGCAATAGCTTTTCTTCTTTGACATTGAACGGACGAACTTTAATCGTTTGTCCAGAAGAAGGTATTACCAGGTCATAAGTAGGCATATCAATTTTAGGTAAAGGCATTTATCACTCCATTATATTTTATCAATGATTCTTTCTGTATCTCCAGGTCTGTCCCAATACTTATAGGCAAATGTCACCTGTAATCTTAGAATATCTGCATCGGCCCAGGTAACTTGCTGTGGATTGACAAGCGTTGGCCACGCTTTGATTAATCTCCAACTATAAACAGGAAGAGGCTTAACTGTTGTGCCATTAGATCCTGCGGCAGATGCACCATATTCAGCAAACTGGTATACCTCAATCGAACAAGCATAGTCGTTTTGATAGTTGAAGTTGAAAGTGTCCACAGGATTAATAATGTCCTGCCAATCATCAAAGAACTGTCTTTCGATTCCCTGTGTTCTACAAATGATAGACAAGGATGCTGGACCATATTCAACATTGTTTGGAAACTGAATGCTTGGTCCATAGTAACGAGCAGGAGTAATACTGAAACCACGTCCTGGAAACTCGGCGGCGTCACAAAGATATATCAAATCTCTAATCTGATTAAAGTATGAGAGTTTTCTTAGAAGGCTTCGTGATCCCTCTGGTCTGATACTAACCGCAAATCTACATGATTTTGCTACCGAACCTAGTTGATCCAGTCTAGTATAGAAATCTGGCATACTTAGATTAGATGGTGCGTTTATACTCTGATAAGCCATTAGTAACCTCTAGCAATCATGTTTTTATCGATAATCGCCATCTCTTTGAAATCGATGTTTAATAGTGCCGAAACAGGATGACCATTAGAGAATGTGGAAAACTCTCCTTGTGGTGTATAGTTCACATCTATTCTTTCGACCACACATTTATCAATCTTAGGAAGTCTATTGCTCTCAACAAATGAACCACCTCTTTTTGGTCTATAATAGAACTTGATATCAAACTCCGATGGAGGATCAAAGAATAGTTTTGATGATGTTATTTGTGGTGCAGCGTGCCAACGGAGACGTTCAATCATCCACTTCATCTTTTCTGATTCTGATTCCGATGTTGGTGACATTAGAAAGAAAAACTGAAATGTTCTTAGTTGAGTGCTTTTGAAAAGAACTTCGACCTGAGGATTAATAGGCTTACCCATTAGACCAGGAAGAACACCTGGTCCATCACCACCAATACCAATCATACCTAAGCCAACACGTGCCAACTTAACGTCGGTGTAATCATGTTGCTGTTGCCATGACATTGCTTGCTGACCGCCACCAGGAACAAAGAAGTAGAATGTTTCGCTTTGATTTGGTGATAAGTTTTGCTGTCCAGCGCCTAAAGCTGTAGCGAAGGTTTGAGCAATATTATTAAAAGCCTCAGCGCCTCCTCCAGGAATAGGAAAGTTTTGAACAAGATTGTTAATGAAGTTGATGCCGCCTGTTAGTGCGCCACTTACGCTTCTGCTGGAAGGCTTTGCTCTGATTTCCATATAGTGACCAATTTGAGGATTGCCCTCCATGTCTTCTGGAAATACATTATATCCTAGTCCTGCCATAAGAGTTATCTCTCCGATTTTAACTACATATATTTAGTGAGGTATATTATGGCTACAAATTATAAACAAGGCTTTTTCAAACCTAAAAATCCAGACAAGTATAGAGGTGATCCAACTAATATCGTGTATAGGTCTGGTTGGGAGAAACGTGTCATGGCATGGCTAGACGAAAACAAAAACGTTCTGTCATGGTCATCCGAGGAGGTTATTATACCGTATATTTCGCCCATCGATGGCAAAGTTCACCGTTACTTCGTAGACTTTTATGTGGAAGCAATAGACAAGAATGCTCAAATCAAAACTATGCTGCTAGAGGTTAAACCAGCGGCACAAGCAAAAGAACCTGTCAAGAAGAAAAGAACCACCAAGCAGTATGTGACCGAAGTAATGACATATGGCATCAATCAAGCAAAATGGCACGCCGCCAAGAGATATGCCGAGAAGCAAGGTTGGGAGTTTAAAGTTATCACAGAAGCGGAACTTTTTGGCAAAAAAACAAATAAATAACAGATGGCTACAGAAAAAGAATACACACAAGACGAGATGGCAGATTGGCTAAAAAACAAGGCCAAAGCTGTTGCGACTGGCACTGCCAGAAGAAAGCTATTATCATTTAAAGATAGATCAAGAGATTTCGATAGTGCTTTTGTGGGTAATCTATACTTTTTCAGATATGATCCTAAACATAAAGCAACGCTGCCGCAGTATGATAAGTTTCCCATGGCCATCATATTACAATGGAACTCTGACGGCTTTCTTGGTCTAAACTTACATTATCTGCCGAGAGGTCAGCGATCTGCCATGCTAGGTGTATTCTCTAAATACAAAGAAGACTATAAGCTGGAAAAAGATTCCGATTCTGATAACTGGGAAAATCTGGTTGATTTCTTAGATAACACAGATATGCAACAGATGCCCAAGCAATGTCTAAAGAGATATTTATGGAGCCATGTTACATCTCATTTTGTCGAGATATATCCAGATGAGTATGGCATCGCAGTTCAGCTACCAGTAGAAGATTGGGTATTTAAGAGGTAAAAATGGCGATATTAAACACACCATATTTGGACGCCTTTCCAAAAGTAAAATACGACATAAACAGAGGTTCGTTTCCTGTCTTTGATACGGTAACGAATATCTTTTTTCGTCTCCAGATTCTCAAAAATGTATTAAGCACCGCTACCTCTTATGAAGTATACTCTATTCAGGATGGCGATACACCAGAGATTTTAGCCGAGAAGGTATATGGTGACGTTGGCGCTGGTTGGATTATCATGTATGCTAACAATATTCATAATCCTCTATACGATTGGCCACTGGATACATCATCCTTCAATAGATACATTGTCGGTAAGTATGGTTCAATTGAGAATGCCAAGACCACTATTCATCATTACGAAAAGGTGATTACAAGAACCGAGGAACTAACCGGCGTCAAGACAGTGACAAGATTTGAGATGACTCCAGAAAGATATATGTTCACCGACACAGGTGTTCCTTATAGTTACTGGGTGCCATTTACTTCTTCCACATTTAGAACGGCCGACTCCGATGTATATCTGGCCGATACAGATGCGCCAGAACTATTGGCAGACTTGGACGAGGACGGTGTATTCCAGCAAGTAATCTATGGCGGTTCACTCGAAACACGCCAAGGTGCCACTACACATAATATCAATGGTAAAACAGTCCGTGAGGAAGTTAGAGGCGAAGCTATTACTGCCTACGACTACGAAGTGGCGCTAAACGATGACAAGAGAATGATCAAGGTTATTAAGGCAGAATATTACCAGCAAATAATGGACGAGTTTAGTGAGAAAACTGGTTTCGTATTAGGTTCATTCAGAAGACTAGCGGGATTGACATAATAATATGGTTGATGGAGTTAATTTAAATCAGGCAGGAATGGTAGCGATTGCTGGTCAAATCGGCAATTATGAAAATGTTACCGTTAAAGAAGTCCATCTTAACGAAAGTCTACTAAATCCAGGACTACAGACAGCCGTTGTCTGCCAGAATTTCGTATATGGTAAAAATGATTTTAACGACCTCAAAGGTAAAGAGGTATCGTTCACACTGTATAATAGCCGAGATACACTAACAGTTTCACAAAAGGTCTATAGACTGGACAATCGCCAGTGGATGCCAACAAACGTAGGTCAGACCGAAGAATTTACTCTCCATCTATGTGATAAATCACTAATCAACGATGCTAAGTCACTAATAAGTAAATCTTGGAAATGTACCTCGCCAAAAGATATTGTCGAATATGTTCTAGGTTCTTGTGCGGGCGTTGAAAATCTTGTTGTCGATGACTGTAATCCATCAAGAGACTATATTGCGGAGAACATTCATCCGTTTCAGGTTGTGGCACAGCAAGCAAATGTCGCTCTAGATGGCGATGATCCCTCGTTTCTTCATTACATGACCTATGAGAACAAAGGAACACACTATTTTCGTTCACTAAAAAAGTTAATTGAAGGTCGATCAGTGGGTACCTATCATCATGTAGAGACCGGACTGGCTGCTAAAAAAGATTATAACAGTGAAAAGTTTGGTGTTATCACGTTTGAATTTCCATGTGATTTCGATTTGTTATCAGATATTCTAAACGGCGTTGACGAAAATGGCATAAACATTAACAGTCTAATGACATTTAATCCTCTCAATATGGATTTTAGCAAGTTTGGTGGTATGGTAGGCGGATCTTGTGGCATCGGATCAGGTAATGCTAAAACATCGATGACAAACAAAGGCACCGCTGGTCAACAGAATGGTTGTGAGACAGATGTTGAAAGTCATCTTCTCAAGAGACAAGC